AGAGAAGGACCCGAAAACTTCCGTCCGGATTACGATAAGGATTTAAAAATTCTGCCCCGGTGCCATCAATATCACTATCAGAAAGATCCACTACATCTTCAATATTGGTTCCAAACTCTGCCGCAGCCTCCCTAAGAAGGTCAGTTGCATCAGCAAAATTATCGCCCTGTATAGCAAAATCCGCAGGATCAAGCTCATTATTCACAGGAGAAGGTACAAACATATTACTTAAATCTACCCTTTGCCCCGGACGTATCTCACCCGTTGCACGAAGATCCGCAATTATCTGCTCAACAGTGCGACCTTGATTGTCTACATAAACGCCGTCTCTAAAAGCAAGACCCTCTATAATAGGAACCGCACCCTTACGAACCTTTCCATCAAGAACGTCTTCGTCCTTGTATACGTTTCGATAAGACCCTAACGAATCCTCTAACTGTGCAGATGTCAGAACATACTTCTCACTGGTCGGATCAAGAAGCTCAGGCTCAGTCGCAACCTTGGTTCCTTGATCTACAGGGTCTGTAGTTGCAGAATCTGGCTCATTTCTACCCGTAGAAATATTAAGCTCTGTTGCTAACTCATCAGCACCCAATTCTCCAATGTCAGACATATAATAATCCAACATCTCCTGAATATCGCTAGGTGAACTAGAACCCGGTATGTTCTGGTCAGCAATAGCCTGATAATCTATAGTGGGCTCCGGAGCAGGTTCAGGCGTCGTTCCAGCAGCCCCAGGAAAATAAACGCTCGTAACCGAAGGAGCAGGTTCAGGCGGATTACTCGGATCAAGAACCGTTCCCTCAACTTCATCTTCTAATGAAGGATCGAAAGCTATGTTTTCCGCAGGAGCAGGCGCAACATTAGAGTAAGTTTGTGTTTGGTAAAAGTCATCTGCATAGGGGTTTGAGCTTTGAGGCTCATTGCTACCCTTAGAAATATAACCCTCTGTTGCTAACTCAGCAGCACCCAATTCGTCCATACGATCTACGCCAGACACAATACCGCGCATGTAATAATCCAACATCTCCCTTCTATCTTCATCTGACATAGAACCCGGTATATTCTGATCAGCAATAGCCTGATAATCTATCGGGTTTGACTCCTCGTAAACCGTTACTACAGGCCCTGTAGTTGCATAATCTGGCTCAGGGTCCTGCAAGAGGGTCCTGTTGCTACCCCTAGCAAGATTACCCTCCATTAGTATCATATCACGCTCCTCTTCCGACAAGCTCCCCCTCTGGGGTTTATAATACTCGTACATCTCCTCAAGATCGCTAGCTGAACTAGAACCCGGTATGTTCTGGTCAGCAATAGCCTGATAATCTACAGTCGACTCTACGTCAGATAAAGAATCAAGAACCTCTGGAGCAAAAGTCGGAGCAGCAAGAAACCTTTTGTTGCCAACCGTGTCACTAACCGCATCATCCGCACCTAAAGTGCCGTCCGAAACCGTCGCTCCAGCCGCTATCTTCGCTTGCTGACGATCTAATGCCGCGTCAAACTCAGGATTCTCCCCGCGATAAAACGTACTGTATCGACCACCATCAAAATTAAAAAATTGGCCCGGACCTAAAGCCTCCCTAGCCCTCGCAAAAACCTCCGCAAAATTTGAGCCCGGAATGTCATATCCCGTCATGCCAGTGCCATAAGACGATAAAATAGCCGCACGCTGGGTATCCGATAATAACGAAGTATCACCAGAAATCCTCGCTATGTCCTCACGCTGATCCGTAGAACCAAAATCCCCAGAAACAACAGTGTCAATTATATTGTCCGAAACACCCGTAATCCTAGCCGCAGTGCCAACGTTCCCAGTGCCAATGTTACTACGGTCCGCGTCACTCGCACTGTCCGTAAAAGCAAACTCACCAATCCCATCACCGTCAGTGTCACCCAAATTAGCTACACCACCAGAAACACCGTCACTCGAATCGCCGTCAAAATCTAAACCTAAAGTGTTGTCAAAAAAATCCTCAAATGCACCACCGTCATCAAAAAATCCAGCGTCATCGCTACTGTTATTAGAACCGCCGCCAGAAAAACTATCCGCTATCCTATCAAAAAAACTCATCTATCCACCCCTACGCTTGTTTAATGTCTCAATGCCACTCGCAACAGTGCGAACCTGCGGCCTGCGAACCTTGGACATAGTACCACCAACCTTGCCTATCGGACCCATAGATCTAATCGGACCCGGATCAACCGAAGCACCAGAACTGCCAAAACCAGATAATAATGCCGCAATAGCCGTCTGCTTGCCAGATAATCGATCAGACTTGGAATCACTACCACTAGACTTCGTCGCAACAACAGGAGAAGAAGAAGGAGCAACAATACCATCCTGTAAAATGTAAGAAACATAATCAAGAGTCGATTGAGGAACACGCCCAGAATCAATACTGCCAGGTCCCGCGTTGTACATCGCTAAAGCCCTCGAATAATCGCCGCCACTACGCTTCAACATCGCAGCTAAATAATCAGCGCCAAAACGTAAGTTCTCAACAGGATCTAACCTGTCACCAATAGGCTTAACACCAAAACCCGGATTGGAACCCGTCTCCGACATAATCTGTGTTAAACCAATCTCACCAGCAGCGCCCCTAGCTCGTGGATCAAAATTACTCTCACGACGAACTAAACGAACAAATATATCCGGATCAATGCCCCTACGTGACGCTATCTGTCGAGCAAGCTGCTCTAAACCACCAACGTCTCCACGTCCCATGCCTACAGCCATAATCGTCTCCAATAATAACGGAAGTGTATACAAATCCCAAATGAAAATATAGATGCAATTTTTCGAAGGGCCTGGGACTCCAATGAAAATATTCCCAAATGAATCTACGATGCCTTGTGTAACATGCGTCACACAACGCGCCGCGCCCGTCAAGGGGCCCCGCCCCGATTTTATCCGACCTCGACATAGTCGGACATCGGACCAAGTTACCCCGATAGTTTTGGGGACTGATGGAACAAATCGTGAACAACTTAGCTGAGTTGTGACGTTACGTCACTTGAAACTTATATACTTGAAACTTGCAACTACCTAGCTGATAACAAGTTATCAGGCAATCGAGCTTGATTTTAAACAATAGCCAAGAAAGGTAAACCAAATGTCAATCACTTACAAAGCACCAATTACAAACGAAATCACAATCTCTTGCAATCTCACAACAAGCGATATTGCAACTCTTATGGTCGCATTAACCACGGCCACCAAAGCTGCCGATTACCAGTATGAGAAATCAGAGTATAAAGCTTTGTCACGTGACCTCTCGATAGCATTAACCTTAGCTTTACAGAATGCAGAACAGTGCTTTGACCGTGCCAAGGTGACCGCCACACACGAAGAAGAAAAGCTAACAAAAGCTAGCTAATAGTTTCGACATCATAGGGCCGCGATGTACGGCCCTATTTTTACAATCAAACAAAAAGGATGAAAACAAATGAACAAGCACAACGTAGACAATATTCGGAACGTTTTAAAAACCGCAATTCGCCTAGAAGCAAAAGGCAATAGGAAAGATACTGAGCACTTCCTAAAACAAGTTAAAGATAACGTGCAAGCTTTGATCGAGCAGAACCAAAATGCTGCTTTGGCTGAGGGTCTAGCCCATATGGTCACGGGCAAACCTTCAGAACTAGCACCAACAAAATCTTTATATATTGCCGCACATGGTCAAAAGGCATGGGATAAAATCAAGCGTGAAAGCAAAGCGCCGCGACGTTTTCGGTGGATTGAAGGATTGGCTGCTGGGCCTGAAAACTTCACAGGAAATGCACGGATCAGGAAAGCGTCTTAAAATGGCGCTATTCTTGTTTTTACTTGGGTTCTTAATCATGGCCGCATTTGTTGCGGCAATTCTTGAAAATTGGGATAATTGGAGATAGCAATGCAGAATGTACACGATATCATGCAGAATATTGGACAATACACTGGGACTACTGCCTACCATCGCTTTAGCCCATTAGCTAAGGCAGTGCTGACAGATGGGTCAAAGTATGTTGCCGAAGAACTACACGCTTACTGGCTATTCGACACTATCAGTAGTCACTTAGATTACGGAGGTTTTAGCAACAAAGATACTATGTACTTTTCAACTTTAAAGGTCTCAGACGGTCAAGGCAACTTGACCATAACAGACGGTGAAAAGACGGTGGCCATTCAATCGATCGAGTTTACCGATTTCCCACTACATGAAATTAAAGTTTGGTCGTCATATGAGCAAAGGACAGGTTCTTGGGTTCACATGTTACCAAGCGAATATTAAGGTGAAATTAGGACGCCCGCAGCTGAATGTTGCGGGCGTTACTTTTTCGCCCGGTTTCTTATATTATACTTATATAAATATATTTCCGGCCCAGCACCACAACGCTGGGCTTTTTAAATTTTAACCCGACCCGACCCGACCCGACCCTAATTTTCACTTGCAAGTTAACTGTTTATTTTGTATGGTTTTCCTACGTTTTAACGTTTTAGAAGTGAGCCAATCATGAAAAATGGAATTATATACAAAGGGCCAAGTCTCTTAGATGGGAAGCCTATTGTTGCAATTGCTACGTATAGTGATCGCAACACCAAAACCGGCAAGGTGCTGCAAACCTATATAATACGGTCGGACATATCCCCACTTGATGCCAACAAAACTGGCGAAGATTTTTCTATATGCGGGAACTGTAAGTTTAGAGGAACCCCAACAACTGACCCCATGAGAAAGCAAGCGGTAAAGCGTGACTGCTATGTTAACTTGGGTCAAGGCCCCACAATCGTTTACAAGTCCTATCGTCGCGGGGTTTATCCCGTAGCAGATAATAAAGCGGACAGAATAGATCTAGGATTCGGACGAGTTGTAAGAATTGGAACATACGGCGACCCCGCTGCAGTTCCTTCAAATGTTTGGGATGAATTGCTAACTGGCTGCGAAACGCACCTTGCCTATAGTCATCAATCCGGATTCCGTCCGGATATTGCAATGCAATCCGCTGACACCAAGAAACAAGCCATTGAGCATTGGAACAACGGGCGAAGAACGTTTCGCGTAATTCAAGATCTAAAAGAATTAATAAAAGGCAGAGAAATTTTGTGTCCAGCAAGTAAAGAAGCGGGAAGACGAGTGCAATGCAATGCCTGCAAGCTTTGCGGGGGTACATCAATCAAGTCTTCAAAATCAATCGCAATAGTGGAGCACTAAAAATGACCCCCTATAATAAAGAAGCGGTGGAAAAAGCCATTAAGAAAAGTAAAGAAACTATCAGTACCAAGGAAGCAAAAATAATCCATGCCCTGCTAAAAGGGCACCAAAGTACGGAAGGAAAGTAGATGTCGGACATGTCTTCAAAGCACAAGCCAATTCACGCAATAGCCAGGGAGATAAAAAGGGATTGGAAAAAGCCATATTTTGGCGCTGCGCCCTATCTAGATGCAATGCACTCACTAAGTAAAATAACAGATTGTTATGGTTTAGATGATGCTAAAGGAATTATAACTTACTTTTTATCTAACGCGCAAAGCTGGCGCGGCGATAAAGCACGAGAAATAAAAGCCGAATTAAAAGCAATGATAAAATAAGATTAGGGCCTACGGGCCCTTTTCCTTAAAATATTTATCTATATATTTATATATATCTTTACATTTATCGAAACAGCGGCCCTTTGGTCCTAGTCCCGACCCGACCAACCCCGACTTCCCGACCCGACAGCCCGACAGGCCGTGGTTTCTTAATGCAGGGCCTTGTGAACCGTCGAACAAAAGTATCTTTTGTAAAGAGAGGCTCTTTACCAAGAAGAAAGAATGACCACCATTGGCATAATATGCCATGTTCCATGCAATTTGATGAGGGGAGACAAAAACCTGATTACTTTTTGATACTTTTAATTCAAGCCAAAAAGAGCGACTATCCCAAACAATATGTACATCAGGAATACCCCCACCGTGCTTGTTTTCTATGCGTGTGGCAAAACTATTCTTGGGAAGGCTGTTCTTCAATTGAATCCAAAAGTTTGCCTCCGGTCCTTTGCTCATTCTCGATGACCTCGTATTCACCTTCGACAGTAAAGGCTTGCGGATACTTCTTTTGCAAATCGGATAGTCTAGCAACTATTTCATCACGGGATAATTGATCCAGTGTGTTAATATTTTCTCTTCTATCAATGGTTAATCCACCCAAAGCAGA